AGCTACGTCACGCTGGCCGACGCCAACTCGTACTTCGAAACGGTCCCCGACTCCGCCACCTGGACCAACAAGACTGACGACCAGAAAAACCGCGCCCTGATCTCAGCGACCCGCTAGATCGACAGCCTCAACTACCTGGGCGACCGCTGCGACGAAGACCAAGCCCTCAAATGGCCCCGCAACAACTACGACGTTGACGGCGTCGAGCTGGAGTGCTCCCTAATTCCCGCCCAAATCAAGTACGCCACCTACGAACTGGCACGCGCCCTCGCCAACGACACCGGCGCCATCACGGACAGCACTGGCACCACCGGCCTCTACGACGAAGTCAAACTGGGCGACCTCCAAGTCAAATACAGCAAAACCAGCCAAGCCGTCGGCACCATCAACAACGTCTTCGACGTCTACCCCTGGCTCCAGACCTACCTCGGCCCCTACTGCCTAGGCGGCTCGGGCTCCTTCCAACTCCGCGTCTACAGAGGCTGAAATGGCTGGCGCCCTCGACTCCCTCTTCAAGTCCGTCGCCAAAGACGTCGTCGCCGAGCTTGGCACGTCCCTCGACACCACCATCACCTACACCCGCAAAGCCACCCCCACCTACAACACCAGCACTGGCGCACTAACCACAACCAACACCAACTACTCCAACATCAAAGTTCCTATCGAATTTGTGGTCTCCGAGGAAGAGGAAGGCCGCGAACAACGCCAAGCCAAGATCTACATCACTCCCGACCTAATCGGCAACAACCAGCCCACCCTCGGCGACGAAGTCAGCTTTACTTACGCCGGCTCCAGCCGCACCGCCCAAATCACCGACATCCGCACCTATCGCGGCGGCCAAACCTACCTCTTCATCCTGCTGGTGCGCTTCTAATGGCACGCCGCGGACTTCGGGATATTCTTCCCGACTTAAATAAAAAACTCAGCGCCGACTACAACACTTTTATCCAACTGGCGCTCGAAGGTCTCGCCAGCAAAGATCACAGTCCTGTCTACACAGGCTTTTTCGCCTCCAGCTGGAAAGCCTCGACCCAGCGCACCAAGCCAACAGACCGCGTCGAAGACTTCGAACCTTGGGCAGGACTTAAAAAACGCCGCGATAAAGGCGACACAACTGCATACAAAATCGCACCACGCTTTGCCACCCCGGCCTTCCGCTACACCGACAAAGTATTCATCGGCAACAGCACAAAATACGCTGCCTACGCCCTCGAAAATCCCAAAGTAGCCACCTTCGTCCAAAGCCAATTACGCCCATTACTCCAAGCAAGTTTCAACGAAAAACGCGCCCCGCAAGTCCTCGTTGGGACGAGTCGAGGCACAGGCGGTTTGGGTTTCCTCGGCGGACGCGATTATGTTTCTTACGAGAGGATTTAACCGATGGCACTCGTAAACGCTCGCGCCGCATTTGAAAAAGCCGTCACCGACGCCGTCGCTGCCGTCGATGCCACGGTGACCATGGTGTACGACAACGTCCCCTACACCACACCCAGCAAGACCACCAAATACGTGGCTATGTCGGTGAACTTCACCCAAGCCACCATGCAAAACATGGGTGCTGCCTCCGACTTCTACAGCGGCGTCGTCCAGTGCAACATCTACGTCCCCAAGAACGCTGGAACGTCCACCCTCTCCTCCCTGTGCGAAGCGGTGATCGACGGCCTCACCTCCGTCAACGCCTCCGGCTACACCGACACCTTCACCTGCAAGCCCAAAGTCCGCGACATTGTGGGTCCCACGCCGCTGGACATTGAAGACCGCTCGCACTTTGTGGGCATCATCTCTTGCGAATTCACGGCAAACGCCTAGTGTATTATTGAACAACTTGCACCCGCTCCATGCGAGCCGTCGAACTACTCCGCAACAAATTCGGAGTCAGCCAGCTTTACAAGCACGAAGTCAAGTCCGGCGACGAGACCCTGCTGGAGATCTACTGGCACCCTCTGACCATCGCCGAGCGCGAGTCCATCCAGAAGAAGGCCGGCACTGACGATGCTGGTGACTTCGCGCTGAGTCTGATGATCGAGAAAGCCCTCGACAAGGATGGCAAGCGCCTGTTCCAAGACGGCGACCGCGCCGCTCTCCGCCGCGAAGTCGAAGCCAGCATCCTCCAGGAAATCCAACTGGCAATGCTGACCTCCGGCTCCGAAACCAAGGTGGAGGAAGCGAAAGCCGCGCTCAAAAGCTGACGGCGACTGGTTTTTCATGTTTTTCCTAGCCAGCGAGCTAGGAATGACCGTTGGCCAGCTATCTAATGTATTAACCCAAGAAGAACTTATTTCTTGGGCCGCATTTTTCGAACTTAAACGCGAAGAACAAGAAAAAGCCTCAGATCGAGCCAGACAGCAAAGTAAAACTGCTGCACCCCGAAAGCGGTAAACTGAGTTGAGCCTAGCGTTTGCCCGACTGTGGCCAACTACAGAGTTGATATTGAACTAGCGGTACAAGGCTCACAGCAGCTGAAGAGTTTGACGCGAGATATACAAAATGTAAGCACTCTTGTTGACAATCTTAATAACTACTTAGAAACTTTTGGCGACGGTATTGCTCGCAGCTACGCAAACGTAAGTCGAGCTGTTAATGGAGCCCGCCAAGCTTTAGATTCGGCCGTAATTGGAACAGAAGAAGCTACAGCGGCTGCTTATCAACTGGTACGAGCCGAACAAGAACTAAACGAAGTAATCGCTCAGCGCGAAAAACTACTTCGCCGTGTCGCTATTGCCGGAAAACCCACTGCAGCACCAGCCGGAGGTTTTCCAGTCGAAGGTCCGCAAGTTTCGCCTGGTTTCCAGGCAATGCAGAAAAATATCGGCAAATTCGGCGAAAACCTTGCTCTAGGCGCAGGCTTCCCGCTGCTTTTTGGCGGTGGAGCTGGCAGTATCGCCGGTAGTGTGCTTGGCTCATTTTTCGGCACAGGTTTTGGCGGCCAAATCCTTGGCGGCGCCCTCGGTCAAGCGTTGGACCAAGCCATCCAAAAGGCTAGCCAGCTTGGATCAGCACTCCAGCAACTGGATCTAAAAGCGCTCGAAGAAAGTGGTTATCGAGTAAACGCGGCCCTAGCAACTCAGGTAGGAATACTTAAACAGATAGGAGACATAAGAGGCGCTCAGACAGCCATCGAAGAAGATATTCTTCGCAAAACCGGAGCTATCCCAGGCACTGTCAGCGGTATTACAGATGCAGTAAACGTTCTTGGCGCAGCTTGGGCAGACTTTACCGCGGCAGTATCCACACTGCTCGGCATAATTGGAGCACCATTTGCAGCAGCTTTAGGAGGCATTATAAATGCTGTTAATTTAATCCTAAGAGGTATAAATGTTGTACTTTCTTCTGTTGGTGCGGTACTTAAATTGGCAGGAGAATTAGTAATTAAATTTGTCGCTGGAGAAGATGCAGTTAAGCGAATCAATGACGGCCTAAAAGACAACAATGCGGAGCTGGAGCAAGCTCGCATTTTATTTGCCGACATTCTTGCATCCTCTAACGCCGAAATACTCCTAAACAAACAGCTTATAGGCATCGAAAAGCAACGAACCACGGGACGCACAGAAGCTGACAAGTTACGTAATGCCCAGCTGGATCTGGAAGCAGAAAAAACCCGTATAAACGCAAAATATGATAACGAGCGTTTTGAAATAAATAAAAAACTAACTGAAAGTAACGGTCAACTTGTAGGGGAACAACTTCGTCAAAACGAAGTGCTACGTAACCAAGCTATTGAACTAGCCGGAATTCAAAGTTCACGTGCCCAGGCAATTATTAGCGCCACCGAGCAAGAAAGAAGAGACCGAGAAACTACCCAACGCCTAGAGCAGCAGCGCCGAGAGCTGGAGCGCATTGCCAAACTGCGGTCCCAACAACTCAGCGATGCCCAAGACAACTTCCTGCTGTCCGAGGCAGATCTAGCTATTTCTGCTGCGGCAAACGACGAAGAAAGAGCCCAAGCCGAAGCGGATAAAGCCCGAGTTCAACGAATGATCACGTTCCGGCAACTATTTTCTAAATCCCTTAGCGACCAAGAACGTGCGGCTCTATTTGCTACTCAACTTAATGCATCACTAAAAGCCGACGTAGATACTCAAAAGGCTATCAATGAAGCTCAAAAAAGCCAGACCCGCGAACTCTATGCACAATTAGGTGTAATAGACATCCTTTCCACAAAAACACAAAACGCCCTTGCTGGAGCCTTCAGTAGTTTCAGCAATGCCGACTACAAACTTGCTTTTGACGTTCCGCTCCTTCTGACCAACGGCGATCTATCCAAAGAAATCGAAAAAGTTCGCCTGGAACTCGAAAAACTTATTTCGCCTGCAAACCAAGTAAGCGTAGCCGCCGAAAGCATCGGGCAGTCGTTCTCCTCGTCCTTCATGGACATGATCAACGGCAGCGTGTCTGCCCAACAGGCATTGGCCAACTTCTTCCAAGCGACCGCAAATAACTTCTTGAACATGGCGGCTCAGATGATCGCCAAGTACATCCAAATGCAAATCCTTGGACTTGCCGCCAGCTTCTTGCCCGGTGGCGGTCTCTTTAAGGGCGCAGGTCCCTACCAATTTGGTGCCGGCAATGTAGGCGTCCAAGGCTTTAACTTGCCCTCTCTATTAGGGCGAGCATCAGGCGGTCCTGTATCCGCTGGAACCCCTTACCTCGTCGGTGAGCGTGGCCCCGAACTGTTTATGCCGCGCACCAGCGGCAGCATCTACCCCAACGACGCGATGGGCATGGGTGGCGCAAACATTGTCGTGAACGTCGATGCCGGCGGCTCTAGTGTGGGAGGCGATCCCGGCCAAGCCAACCAACTCGGCAAAGCCATCGGCATCGCGGTCCAGCAAGAACTCATCAAACAAAAACGTCCCGGAGGCTTGCTCGCCTAATGGCCACCTTCCCCGCCATCACCCCAACCTACGGCGCCCAGAAAAGCAGCCGCCCCAATGTCCGCACGGTCCAATTCGGCGACGGCTACCAAGCTCGCCTGACCTACGGCCTCAACCAAAACCCCAAGATCTGGAGCTTGACCTGGGAAGTTTCCGAAACCGACGCCGACACAATCGAGACCTTCCTCAACAACCGCGCCGCCGACAACGCCAGCTTCGACTGGACCCCCCTCGACGAAGCCACCTCCTACAAGTGGATTTGTCCCGAGTGGAACAAATCCGTCCCCTACAAAAACCGCGCCACCATAACGGCCACCTTCCAGCAAGTATTTGAACCCTGATGGCGTACTCGGCTTGGGCTAGTTCAACTGCATACGTTATTGGCGATATTGTCCGCGCTAGCAGCCTGCAGGCATCCGGCCTCGTCTTCCAATGCACCACGGCTGGCACCAGCTCCAGCACCCAACCCGCTTGGCCAACCGACATTGGCAGCACCATTACCGATGGCACGGTTGTCTGGACGGCGATTAGCAGCGTCTACGAGGAGCTGGCCGCACTGGCACCAAGCGCCATCATTGAACTGTTCGAAATGACGCTGGACACCACCCTGCACGGCAGCAGCGACACCTACCGCTGGCACAACGGCTGCAACGCCAACGTCAGTGGCAACATCACATGGAACGGCAACGCCTATGTCCGCTTGCCCGTTAAGGCTGAAGGCTTTGAATACACCAACACCGGCACATTGCCACGCCCCACGCTGACCATCAGCAATCTGGATGGCACCATGACCACACTGCTGTTGCTGGTCAACGCCACCACACCCGGCAACGACCTCGGTGGCGCCACGGTCAAGCGGATCCGCACCCTGAAGAAATACCTTGACGGCGAGACCGCAGCAGATCCCCACGCCAAATTCCCGGATGAGGTCTGGTACGTGGATCGCAAGGCAAGCGAAAACCGCGATTCGGTGAGCTTTGAGTTGGCCAGCAAATTTGACCTCGCTGGCGTGATGATTCCCAAGCGTCAGATCATCGCCAACATCTGCCAGTGGAAATACCGCAGCACCGAGTGCGGCTACACCGGCAGTAACTACTGGGACGTTAACGACAATGTAGTGGGGACACTCGCAGCCGATAAATGCGGAAAACGTCTCAGTTCTTGCAAATTACGTTTCGGCGCTACCGCTGAACTACCGTTCGGCTCGTTCCCGGGCGCAGGTTTGACCGAATGACGCTATCGCCAGCGATTAAAACCGCCGCACTGGAACACGCCAAGGCGGAATTTCCACGCGAATCCTGCGGGCTGGTGGCTGTGGTCAAAGGCCGCAAGCGGTATTTCCCCTGCCGGAATATGGCCGAAACCCCAGACGAACATTTCGTACTGGATCCCGCCGACTACGTTTCCGCCGAAGACCAAGGCGAGATCGTGGCGGTGGTGCATAGCCACCCGAAAACCAACCCAGCACCATCCCAAGCCGACCGCGTTGCCTGCGAAAAATCCGGCTTGCCGTGGCACATCGTCAACCCCCAGACCGAACAGTGGGGCTACTGCGAACCAGAGGGTTTCGAACTCCCCTACGTGGGACGGGAGTTCGTCTTTGGAATTATCGACTGCTACACGCTCTGCCGCGACTGGTACAACCGCGAATTCGGTCTCAATCTGCGCGACTACGACCGGCGCGACCAGTTTTGGCTCAAGGGTGAGAATTTATACCTAGACAACTTCGCCAACGAAGGCTTTTACCCCATACCGCTGGAGGAGCTGCAGTATGGCGACGCCATCCTGATGCAACTGCAGTCGCCCCTGCCGAACCACGCCGCCGTTTACCTGGGCGACCAGCTGATCCTGCACCACCTCCAGGGACGGCTCAGTAGTAGAGATGTGTTTGGCGGCTATTATCTGAAAAGCACCGCCCGAGTCCTGCGGCATGAAAGTCGTTAAGGTCTACGGCGCACTCCGCAAAAAGCTGGGTCAATGCCGTTTCCAATTTGATGTTGATACTCCAGCGCAGGCATTTAAGGCACTGTGCGTAAATTTTCCCGGCTTAGATAAATGGCTGTTGGACAGCGAAAAAGAAGGTGTAAGTTATCGAGTAACCATAGGAAAAGAAAAACTTGAAGAGCACAATTTTGTGCTTGCAGGGTGCCCATATAGCGAGCAAGAAGTATTAAGCATTACACCAATATTGGCCGGCGCAGGCGGTTCGGGCGCCCAAATTGGCATTGGCGTAGGTCTGATTGCTTTGTCGTTCCTGCTCCCTGGCGCCGGATTGTTTGGAACAACAAGTATTTTTGGTCAAGTTGCCGCCGGCTCGCAACTAGCTGTGCCGCTTGTCGGTGCGATAGGCACAGCCGGTGGAGCATTTGCAACAGCACTGGGCACAGCTTTCAGTTTGGTTGGCGCCAGCTTAGTTTTAGGTGGCATTGCCCAAGCTATTTCGCCCTCACCAATTAACTCAACTGCAGCCGTTAATTCATTTGAGCGCGGACGGGATGCTGCCAAATTCGAATCGTTTAGTTTCTCCGGCATCGTAAACACGGCAAAACAAGGTTTACCTGTTCCCATCGCCTACGGGCGCGTATTTGTTGGCTCCGCTGTTCTCTCCAGCGGCCTTGACGTGGATCAAACCCAATGACACGCATTGTTGGTGCTGGTGGCGGTGGTGGCGGTGGCGGCTGCTTT